CCTTAATCGTTTGAATCCTGATAGCCCTTTAGAAAACTCGAACGGCTAAAAGGATTACTGCAAGGGTTTCAAAGAAATCCAGACTTTGATTACCCCGATGAGGAATGGTTCTACTTTAGGTTCGCAGATAAGTTTGGTTGGACTCCTGACCAAGTAGATGATCTGCCAGCAATACGCGCTGAGTGGTTGATAGCAATAGCCGATACCATTGAGCAAGTGAAGATCGAAAAGATGGAGAACCGGTGAGCGATAACCTGCCCGAAGTCTTAGCGGCTTTGAAGGCATGGCAAAATCGCATGGATAAAGCAGGCGAGTTAGCTACGAGAGAAATCTCTATTGCTCTCTGGACAGATGCTCGCAAAATTGCTAGTGAAACTCCAAACCCACCGATTCAGAAGAACAATAGGTTACGCCACAACCCTCACATCGGCCCACGATCAGGAGAAGGCCCGAACATCGCAACGGGTAATCTTCTTCGCAACATCATCGCTCAACCAGTTAGGCATCAAGGGTTTGGCACTTATATCGCAAGCGTTGAATCCGGTGCCGAGTACGCCAGAGCAGTAGAACAAGGCTCATCTAATTGGAATGGGGTAAAATACCCATATATGACTCCTGCGCGTGACAATCTCATCGCAACGGGTAAAGCGCAGATAATCGCAACGGGATTTCTAAGAGCAGCGATGGGGGTTTAGAGTGGCAGGTGATATTCCTCCATTAAATATCGACATTCAAGTCGCTCTTGGAAACCTTACTAGCGCAGTAGATAAAGCCACATCCGAACTTGGAAAAGTAGGCGATGCTGCTAAAAATCAAGAGTCTAAATTCTCGTCATTAAAGACTGTCATGGGTGGAGTCTTTGCTGGCAACCTCATGACTGAAGGCGTACAGAAATTAACTGGACTTTTAGAAAGCTCGGTCAAGGCCGCGCAAGATGCTCAAGTTTCAACTGTTCAACTAGCAACAGCAATGAACAATGCCAAAGTGAATACTGAGGCAAATCGCACCGCAGTTGAGAAGTCAGTTACGGCTATGGAAAACCTAGCCTTTACTGGCAACGATACACGCGCCGCAATGACTACCCTTGTCACGGCAACTGGCTCTGTAACTGAATCACAAAAATTGATGGGATTAGCCGCTGATCTCGCTCGCGCTAAACATGAATCACTAGGCGAAGCGGCAAGCACTCTTTCAAGAGCTACAACTGGATCAGCCAAAGCCTTCAAAGAATTTGGCATTACTCTCGACACGACTTTGCCCAAGAATCAGGCTATCTCTAAGGCAATGGATGAGTTAAACCAGAAGATCGGCGGACAGGCTCAGGCTTATCTCGGCACCTATGCCGGACAGATGGAATTGATTAAGACAAAAATGGAAGCCGCCAAAGAAACTATCGGTGGCGCATTACTTCCAGTCTTGACTAATTTAATGAAAATGTTTTCAGACATTCTTGGGGTTATTAAACCAATCTTGCCTGAACTTACAATCCTTATTGGCATCATTGGCGCAGTTGTTATTGCAGTTAAGGCGTGGGAAATGGCACAAGCCGCGCTTGATGTCGTTCTAAACGCTAACCCTATTAGCCTCATTGTTCTTGCTATTGGCGCGCTAATTGCCGCAATCGTCATGGCGTGGAATCACTCTAAAACTTTCCGTGACATCGTGGTTGATGTAATGAAAGCAGTTGTCGAGGCGGTTGGATGGGTTATCGGTGCGCTTGGCGATCTAGTAACTGCCTTCATTAAGATTGAGTCAGGGCCACTCAAGTTATTCCTCGGTGCGCTCTCTCATCTCCCATTCGTAGGCGGTGGGGCTAAAGCCGCGCTAAAGATGATTAACGAAGGCACGCAAGATGTAGGCAATTTCTTTGATTCTGCTAAAAAGAAAATTGACGGGTTTGCCGGAAGTCTTGATTCGTTAAAAAATAGCAAACTTTCATTTGGCGGCACATCGGGCGACCTATCTGGTGGCGCAACTTCAGGTGGGGGTACCCTTGACATAGGCGGTCAAGTTCCTGGCGGTTCAACATCTAAAGTCGTTGCCGCAACTGCTAAAGCACTAGCCAAGCGCAACGCCGAAATCAAGAAATACAACGATGAGGCAGTCAAGCTAGAAGATCAGATGAACGCGGTTCTCACAGACCGTCAACAGAAGATGGATGCGGCAACTGCTACTCGTGACGATGCAATGGCTACAGCGCAAGATAATTACAACCAATCAGTCGCAGACATTAACCAAAAGTATGACGATGCTATGGCTACGGCTCAAGATAATTACAACACCGCAGTCGAGAACGCTACTGCCACCCATCAGGAAAACTTGCTTAATATTCAGCAACAGTACGCAGATAAAGCCGCGCAGATTGAGCAAGCCGCCGCCGATAAGCGACAGAGTATTATTCAGCAATCTATTGATGCAATGACTAGCGCGTTCGCCAGCGCAACCAAGATTGACATCGGCAAACTATTCACGGCTGGTGGAGGAACTGCCGGTGGTCTGGTATCTCAACTCAAAGACCAGATGGCGCAGATTACGCAACTGCAGAAGGATGCCGGACTTCTTGCTGCGCAGGGCTACAATCAATCTTTCATTAACGAGGTTATTTCACAAGGGCCAGCACAGGGAGATGCGCTTGCTCAGTCAGTCCTCAACGCAACTCCTGACACTCAAAACTCTATTAAATCTCTCTACGCTCAAATCCAAGACACATCTCAGAACGGGCTCAATACTCTTGCCGCGCAGATGAACGATGGAACGAGTTTTGCTACCCAAGCCCTCGCGCAGCAATACGCGCAAGTCGGCGTTGATCTACAAACACAACTTGCCGCCAACTCATCAGCTATGCAGACTGCTATGGAAAAGGAAAACGACACCTTCAACAAGGCACTTACCACAGCTCAAGACACCTTAGATAAGGCTACAAAAGCCGCCACAGATGCCCGTGACCTTGCTTTACAAAAGGCTCAAGATACCCTTCAGAACTCCATTACGGCGGCTCAGGATGCCTTTAGCAAGTCTGTAACTGCCATCTCAGACTCGACTATGAAACAACTTGATGCACTCCAAACCAAGGCAGAGCAAGTTCAAGCCTCTTTAGCATCGTTAGGGGTCGCTAGCTCTGCGCTAGGAGTCACTACCGGATACAACTCTTATACCCCAACCCTTTCAACGACTTCTCCTAATGCGCTAGGCGGAACAAAAGATGCTTCTAATTACACCAACTACAATGTATCGGTGACTGGAATAAACCTCACAGACCCTAACGCTACGGCGCAACAAACGGTGAACGCGCTCAAATTCGGCACCCCGATAGCCACAAATGTTTCTGCACCTAGCTTGTTATCTGGAACTTCTGCGAGAGGTAACTAATGGCAACCGTATCCTCGCTTAACTATTACTCTTTCGCCTTTAACGGATTTGTATTTGGTGGGGCAGGCTCGCCTTATCAAATTACCTCGGTTGATGGATTAGAAGGTCTGCCATCTCTGCGCGTTCAAGATGCAGATCGCGGCTACCAAGACGGAATGTTCTCAGGTCGAGATTTCCTTAACGGTAGAACGATCACAATGACCATGCTCATCTTGTCGGGTAACGGCAACTCAGCATTTCAAAACCTAAACCTCTTGCAAGCCAATCTCCAGCCTCAGCAAACAGGCACAACCCCACTTCAGTTTCAGATCTCCCCTGCCAATGGACTTCAATTCATCAACGCTCGCGTGAGAGCATCAAAACTCACAGTCGATCCCGAATACACCTACGGCTTCATTAAAGCCCAATACGACTTCTTTTGCCCTAACCCTCGCTATTACGACAATGGTGTTCAAACGGCGATTATGACCTACACAACCCCACTAGGTCGCACCTACCCACGCGTTTATCCTTTGACCTTCGGTGGCGGTTCTAACACTCAATTCGCCACAGTCATCAATAGCGGATGGACTAACACTTATCCGCTTATCTCTATCTATGGCCCCGTAACAAATCCCGTCATCGGAAGCATTACGGCTAACGCCTCTCTGAACTTTAACTACACAATGGCGGCTTCAGATGTCATTTCTATTGATCTGCTCAACCGCACAATCCTTCTCAACGGAAACCCTGCTCGTAACTTATTGCTAGGATCATCCACATGGTTTAACGCGGCAGTCGGCATCAATCAGTTTTACTTTACGGGTTCAGGAACAACGGCAGGAACAACAACCGCTTCGGTACAATGGAACAA